CTTGCGGAGATTCAGGCGGAGACGAAAAACGTCACGTCGGCGAATCGAGAACAGGTGTTGTCGCAGGAGTTGAGCGTCAAGTATTGGGCGCTCAGCACGGAACAAATCCAGCAGCTTGTAGACGCCATGATGAAGCTCGAAGACACGAAGGCGATTGAGGCTCGCATGCAACAGCTTGCGGCGAAGATCTCGGACGTCTTTGTTAAAGCTTCGCAAGAGTTATTCCACCACGGCTTCAAACCGGCGTTCGGCTCGATCCTGACCGGATTCCGGCAGATGCTTGGCGATATGGTTGTCGAGTGGGCGAAAGCTCAGTTACAGATGAAGTTCGCGGCGATGATGCAGGGTGCGGGGAATCAGGGCGGATTCCTGGGCGTGCTCGGTCAGGTGTTCGGGCTCGGTGGTGGCAAAGGAGGATCGTCGGGCGGAGGCGGAGGCGGAACGTCTACTCCATTCCCGATCTACGGTTCACCAGACGGTCCGGTTCAGTCGATTCATGACAGCGTCGCTGTTGGAAGAAGCCACGTCGTGCAGCAGCACTTCCACTTCTATGGTGACGGCAAAGGCGGCCTGAATCTGACCGAGAAGCAGATTGCGGCGGCAGGGATGCGCGGCGCGATGCGGGCGATGAAGAGCGGCGTCAACTAAGCTGCTACTCGCGCAGTTCGATAATGGTCGCACCCTTGACTACTCCGGTCGTTGAGAACTGCATATCGAACTGTAGCGAGTCGGTATCAAACCGAACCGGTACGTCAAATTGACCACACCACGCGATAGCCACTCCGCTCGACGGTGCGGTCGTGAAAGTTATGAGTCCGGTCGAGTAGTTCACGGTCNCGCCTGACGTCTGCTCGACGCCATTCAGGTAAATCTTCACCGTTCCGGTAACCGGGCGTGTGATTTTCCGGGCAGTCGGGTTGATCGTGTCGGCGTATGTCTTGGTTAGCTGGAACGCAGTCGTCGCGCCGTTTCCGGTGCCGAATTGTACGGGCGTGTCGTATGTCAGCGAGACGACGCCGGAGGTGACAGAGTAGACCATGCCGACATACCAGTCGGTCCAGTCACGGAACCGGAAGCCTCTGGCGCGACCGCCACGAGCGATGTAGAACGCGATAAGCTGATTGAGCCGTGTTTGGTCCCAGACGTCGTAATTGATCTCGTATTCTCGGCGCGGAGTCATCCAGTTCTGATTGCGCTGCTCGTACCCTGCGCCACTGGTTGCGATCGTCGTGTCAAACCTTGGGGTGGAAGTGAAGCCGCGCGACATGTCGGTCGGTAACTGGACATCGTCAAAGCTTGCCACAGGGCCACTTACGAGGGACGTAAACGGCGCACATGCCACGCACTATGTCGGTCGCGCTTGCGGCGGCGATTCAAGCCGATTGCACGACCCTTGTCACATTAGTTACCCTGACGCTTCGCGACGGCTCCAAGATGGGCTTTTCGAGCGGCGACCAAGACCTAACGTATTCGTCGGTGCTGTACAAGGCGTCGTCAGCGGTGTCGATCAGTGCATTTCAGCAGACGCTGTCGGGCGGCGTCTCGAATTCCGAGGTGGTCGGTATCCTGTCCAGCGACCGAATCAATGAGACAGACATCGTGCTCGGCAAATATGACGGCGCAAAGTATGCGGTGATTGTCGTCAACCAGGCCGACTTGACTATGGGGCACGTCGTTCTTGAGTCTGGCGTGCTTGGGCAGATTACAGCCGGCAACAACAAGTACAACGCAGAGGCGCGAGGTCAGCGGCAGTTGTTGAAACAGGTTGTTGGCGACGTGACTTCGCCGACGTGTCAGGCTCGGCGAATCGGTGACGGTCGATGCAAGCTCGACATGACGAGTCGTCGGTTTAATCGCTCGGTCAATACGGTGTTGTCAAACGTTCGACTCGATGTCTTGGTTCTCGGTGACCCGAACCTGTTTGCAAATGGAGTGCTTACCTTCACCTCGGGACCGAATACGGGGATCTCGCGCGACATCAAATCACAGTCCGGACAGGTTTTGACTCTGTCGATTCCATTCCCGTACGTTGTGACCGGTGGCGATAACTGCACGGTCGAGGAAGGGTGCGACCGAACACTCGGTATGTGTCAGATACACGGCAACGTGCCGAACTTTCACGGGCACCCGCATGTGATCGGCAACGACAAACTGATCATGGCTGGTCGGTAGCGTAAGCGGATTTTGTGATTACCGGAGATCAGATCGCCGAGAGTGCTCGACGCTACATCGGGACGCCTTATGTCCAGAACGGACGCCTCAAGGGTATCGGGGTTGACTGCGTCGGTCTCGTTATCTGCGCCATAAACGACGCTGGCGGCTCGGTAGACGCTTTTATTGGGCCTACGGACGGCGATTATATCGAGGCGGTTATTGCGGGCGTTGCGGCACATGCTGACGAGGTTGAACCGGCTGCGATGCTGCCTGGTGACGTGCTCGTATTCCGGTCTGCGGCGATGCCTCAACACATGGGGGTTTGCGTTAGCGGATCGACGTTCGTTCACTCGTACGATTCGCCAACGTTCTCGTGTGCAATTGAGGATTCGTTAGAGCCTCGGTGGTCAACGCGCATTTATAAGGTTTTCCGGTATCGGGGTGAGGCTTAATGGCAACGCTTGTTCTGGGCGGTGCTGGATTCCTAATCGGTAGCGCAATTGGCGGTCCTGCTGGCGCGAAGATAGGCGCTCAGATCGGCGTTGCGGTCGGAGGAATGATCGACTCCGAGCTTGCCCGCGAAAACGCGACCAAGATGTCCGACTTGAAGTTGTCGGGGTCTGCGTATGGTGTCGGAATTCCGAGGGTATGGGGCCGGGCGAGAGTCGGCGGAAACGTCATTTGGGCGGCGCAAGACGCAAAAGGTAATCACCTCGTTCAACATAAAGGGGGCGGTAAAGCTGGTCAATCTTCATCCTACACGGCGACGTTTGCGGTCGCAGTTTGCGTTGGCGAGACTGTCTTCCCGGACGGGTCGTCGGACGGACGGTCGGCAACGCTTAAACGCATTTGGGCGGACGACCTACTTATCTATGATGCGGACGACATCGCGCTTGGTCATCAGAAGAACTATGTCTGCAAACTGAACTCTAACCTGTTCTTTCATTCTGGCACAGAGTCTCAGGCGGTCGATTCGGTGATTCTTGCGAAAATGGGGTCTTCGTTGACTCCGGCATATCGCGGGCTTGCTTACTTTGTCCTCCAAGACTTCTCGCTGACAAAGTTCGGCAACAGGCTTCCGAACTTCTCGATCGAGGTTGATATGGGTTCGGCGACTTACGGAGACCCGATCAAGCACATGTGTCAATTGGCGGGAATAGATTCCAGTGCAATCGATGTCGCCGCGGCGACAGATTCGGTCTATGGCGTTGTCATCGGCGGCAGCGCGGCAGCTGACAACTCGATTGCCGGACTACTCGTCTCAGGCAATTACGACATGCCGGAAGTTGACGGGGTTCTTCGCGTGATTCCGCGTGGTGGCTCCCCTAGCGTCACCGTGTCGTCGAACGATATCGGCGCTTCGACGAACGGTCGGTCGGATAACCCGAAGTACACACGCACGCGAAAGATGCGCTGGGAAATGCCCGGAAAGTTCGAGCTTTCGTTCATGGACAAGGACAGGGATTACCAGCAAGGCGTCCAGTCAGCAATCCGGCAGTCCGAGAACATCGCGAACACAATCTCGACATCGACACCGGCTTGCATGACCGCGACCATTGCCAGAAGGATCGCTTACCGCGAGCTTGATCGAGAGTGGATCGAGTGTGAGACATTCGCGTTCACTCTCCCGTGGCGATACCTTTCGGTCGCTCCTGCCGACGTTATCACCTTCCCTTCTGATACCGGCAGTGTTCGGCTTCGCGTGACAGACGTTTCTTTTGCGGCGGTCGGCGAGATCCATGTTGCGGCGGTTCTGGAATCTGCTGAGGTGCTCACTCAGGTCGTTGCTGGCGATTCTGGCTCGACTCCGGCGACGACGGTTGACGCCTACTTTGCGACGACGTTCAGCGCATGGAGTGGTCGCGAGATCCGTGATTCCGATCAGCAATCAGCGGGGTTCTACGTTGCGGCCGGTGGTGATAACGGTTGGCCTGGTGGAACGGTCTATTATTCGCTGAACGGTGGCACGTCTTGGATTCAAGGTCCTGCGATCGGTCAGTCGGTCTTCGGCGTGACAGCCGGTACGTTGTCGGCATCGGGTGCGACGGCAAACATGTTCGACAACACGAACACGGTCGGAATAGATGTGTCGCTGTCCTTCGGTTCGGTCGGATCGGTAGACGATTCGGCAATTCTGGCCGGTCGAAATCACGCACTGATCGGAAGCGAGATTTTGGGCGTCGGCACGTCCTCGGTGACCGGAACCTATACGTTCACGCTGTCGCACTTGAGACGTGGTGAGCGCGGAACAGCGATGTCAGGACACGCTTCCGGCGATCAGTTCGTCCTGCTCGGCGACAACGTCGTTCGGGTGTCGCTGCCGGACAGCACGATCGGTACGACGGTGCTCGTGAAGGTCATCAACGACAAGGAGTCGCTGTCGGACGTGACCGCGCAGTCGATAACGATTGCAGCAAAGACTCCGACTTCCCTTTCTACCCTTGGTATCAGCGATGCGGTGCTTAACGCGGGCGGATGTCCAGCGATCGCGCAAGGTCTTGCTTCGGCGATTCCTGCGCCTGGACTGGCTGGCGCTCTCTACCTAGAAACGGATACCCTCAAGCTCAAGCGGGACACTGGCGCGGCTTGGGTCGTGGTGAGCGGCACGACGGACCGCGAGATACGATTGCTCGACGGCTCGGTTACTCCCGGCTCGACTGGTCAGTACGGCCCGATTGTTCGCGTACCGGCCGGTCCGGGTGGCGCGTCCGTGACGTGGACAATCAAGGCCGTGCGGCTCCGAGTCGAGGCACCGAACGCTAACTCGTCATCGATCAACGTGAAGAAGTCGTCCGGTGGAGCTGCTTTTTCCGGGTCGAATATCCTGACGTCAGCGTTGTCCTTGTCGGGTGGTTCAAACTACGAGGCGAGTGTGACAAACCCAGCTTCGATGTCAATAACTACTCTGACAACAGGCGAGTTGGTCCAGGCGAACATTGTCTCGATCGGTGCGTCCGTGACCGGTTGGTCGGTAGAGATTGACATTGAGGTGAGCGCCTAGTTTTGGTACAAATCTTGGTACCTCTCAGAAAAGCGTGTTGTGATCCGTTGTGGTCCTTTTTAGTTCAAACAGACTAAAAATGCGAGTGACAGAACAGGTTCAAAGCGGNTCTGCCGTGTTTTCGTAAACAGCAGGTCACCGGTTCGAATCCGGTCATCGGCTCCAGTTTATTAGGTTCGAAATTAAGGAAAAGCCCGCTCCTAGGAGCGGGCTTTTTTGTTCGTGGTACGTTTCTTGGTACCTTTCGGAATTACAGAGTGCCTTCCGGCTCTTCTGGAAGGTTCCCCAGCGCAGCGCGAATGGCATCTACAAGCGTGATGTCTAGGCATGGCGCGTAGACTTCGGCGTCGTTCTCGGTGAAGTAGACGTCAAACGACGAGGGAAGGCCAATTTTGGACGGCAAATGCGACCGTCCGCCGTTCGCGTCTTGGATCACGATGTCAAGGTGCGTATAGTCGCCCAGCGAAGTAGCGCCAGTCTCGGGCAATGACCCAGAGTTGCTGCCAGTGCGAATTGCGAGCGAGTAGCGTCCATATTGCTCTCGATCCGTCTTGATCATGCCGGGCGCAACTCTTGGGGGCGCGATCGGTGCGGGCGGTGGAGGAGTTAGGGCGACTGGAGTGGGCGTACTTGGCGACGTGGTGTCTTCGGTTTGTATTTGCTCGTCTGGCATGTGGCACCTTACGGCAAGTCGTCAAACAACGACGATTTGAGACAATGCGGGCTGAACCAAATTCGCTCCCGGCTTGCGTTTGCTTTGCCGCGACCGTTGCCTTGGTTTCCGTAGCCGCCGTTTGCTTTCCAGGCGAACTCGGTCCAGGTGTGCGGCATTTCGTGCTCGCCCTCGTAGCCACAAAGGGCAATCCGAAACATCGGGTCGTCACCGTGGTCGATTGCCCACTGCCGGACTTCTGTGGAAACCGATCCGGTTCGATAGACGTCTTCGCAGTGGTCGGTGTCGTACGGTGGATCGAGCAGGACGCCAGTTAACCCGATTCCGGTTGTCACTGCGGGAGTGAGTACGCGGCTCCAATCGCCGCATGTCACCCGAACCCGGAACATTCTGTCTCGAAGGGTTCGCATCCGCTGTAAGACAACGTCCGGTCCATTTGCTTTTGTCATCGAGGCAATGATTCCCATCGAGCAGCCGAGAGCAGGGATTTGACGCGCTGCGCTCTCGCCCCAACCTCCGCCGATCCACTGACCGGCACCCCAGACCCACCAACCGGCAGCTTGTGGGTCGAAATGATACGGGTCGGAAATGAGAGCCTCGGTCAGACTGCCTTTCATCGTTCGCAGCCAAGTATGTCGGGCATGCTTGTCGGCTTCGATCACCGGCCAGATAACGTGCTTCGCGACTTCGTCGGGTTGGTGCTGAGTTGCTCGCCAGAAGTTGCAGAGCAGACCGTTTAGGTCGTTGACTGTCTCGACACCGGGCGAGTGTGGTCTCGCGAGAAGGACGGCGAGAGACCCGGCGAACGGCTCGATATAGTTCGGGACATTCCCGAACCTGTCCCAGATTTCGGACGCGACGCGGCTTTTGCCGCCAAAGTATGGGAATGGTGCTTTTAGTGGACTCATGTGAGTCCGCTTGTTACGCTCCAATAGCAGAGGTGCGTCTACATGTTTAGGCGGCAGTGAACAGGTTCATCGACTGCCTGCACGCGGATGGATTCAGCCATATCGACTCAGTTCGAGCGCATCCGCCACGCTGACCAGATGCGTTCGCGGTTTTGTCGAATCGGAACCAGCCGGATAAGGCACGATCGTACAAATCGCACCGGTAGCCGCTGACGACAACCATGCCTGACAATGACTGGCAAGACTCCAAGAGCTTCGCGTGATCCTCGTTGGTCATTTCGAACTCGTACTCGGAACCGGCGTTTTTGTGCCGTGTGTCGAGCGGGTACGGCGGGTCAATATAGAAGAGGGTTTCCGGGCTGTCGTGTTCCGCGATCAGCTTTAGGGCGTCGCGGTTCTCGATGCAGACAAGACGCAGTCGCTCAGTGAATTCGTCGATCGAGTGCGACAGCTTTGCCCATTGGTGTGGACCGCACGAACCCGTATCTCTGAATTTCACATTGAAGCCGGTCTTCGCTTTCTTGGTGCCGCTCGACCCGAAGCCCATAAATGTCCGAACCATGTACCGACGCGCTCGCTCTACCGGGTCGTCAGAGTCTTCGTATGCGGCGTCGAACTCGTCGCGCGAGTACGGCGTAAATTCGAGCAACTGCCGCAGGGTGGCGGCTTGCTCTGGGTCTCTCAGCACCCTGAAAACGTTAACTACATCGCCATTGATGTCGTTGTAGATCTCCATGTGTGAAGGCGGCTTTCGTAGCAATACCCCCCCCTCCGCCACCAAAAGGCTCGATGTAAACCTTGTGCGGAGGAAGGTGTGAGGCGATCCACGGCGCGATGCGCCATTTGCTGCCGTGATACCGTAAGATCGGACGCGAAACGATCAAGCCGCGATCTCCTTGACGAGCGCCGGACGCACTACCTTGCCGCACGGATTCGGCTTTGTCACCGTGTAGACGCGCAGTTGCCCTTCTGTCAAGAAGACCTTGCTGACGGTTTCTCGGTCGTAGCCTCTCAGCTCGATTTTACCGTTCGGATGCGCATCCCAGACGAACTTGCCGTTTCCGATATTGAAGACATCGCCTAGTCGAATTGCACCAACGTGACTCATGCCGCTTGACTTTCCTTCGGCGTCCATGTGTCCTCTCGACCGTCGCGGTGCTCGTTGACCCACCGGCGCAAGTAGTCGCACATGAAGTCGAACCACTCGCGTCGTCCTAGCTTGCCGCCGTGCATCGACTCGGCGTTTGCGAGGTACTCGCGGATCTCGCCGGTAGCCACAACGCGCGGAAGGTAGAGCCACCACGGCTCAAGAGTGACGGCGAGCTTGTCGGCGACGCATAGGCGCGAGAACTGCTGACCGCGCTTCTTAGCGTAGTAGCGCGAGTGCAGTAGGGTGAAGTCGTGCCAGTCGGTTAAGCGGCATTCTTTCAACTCCGAGCCAGTCGCGGCGGCGACCATTCCGGCCTGGCGATACGGCACTTCCATGACGCACCCGGACTCATGATGGTGCAATTCGTAGACGGTCCGGTCAAAAAGTCGGTGCATGATCGATGCGCCTACTTCCGGGTGAGTTTCCCCTTCGGGTCCGTCCATGTTTGGCTTACCCCAGTAACCGATGTCGTGCAGCGCGAACGCGAGCCATAGACGGAAGTCGAACGGGAATCCGTAGAGCTTCCACCAGGCGAGAGCGACGAACCACGGGTGAATAAACCAGCAGTGAGCGCCGTATAGGATTGATCGTGTGCCTACCTTCATTGCTCCTCCGATTGAATCTCTGGAGAGCAGTAAAGACGAACGCTGATCCTTGCGGTCACCTCAAACGTTCGTTCGCAACCACGGCATTCCTGCTCGACCGACTCGTAGTCTCCGAGTGGGTCGCCTAAATATCGGAACTTGCAGTTGCAGTATGGACATTCCAGCATGTCGCCATCGGCCATGATGGTCGCGTCATTGTGAAGGCTTGCAAACTCAGCCATTTTGCTCCGCCTTCTCGATGATCCCGGCATGGGAAAGCTTCAACACGAGTCTCGACAGCGCGGCGACCATGCAATCCTTGTCAGTGCCTTCTATCATCTGCACGGGTCCGGAAGAACTCACTGCGTCAATCGTCATCCACTTCCATCCACAGTCAGGGAGTAGGTATGGCCGCAAGTCGATCGAGTCGAGCCATTGGATGATAGGCCCAACGCACTCGGTATTCATGCGACCGTTCACGCTCACTATCGGGTGTTGACCGTCGATTGCGGCGAACGTGTAAGCCTGAATTCCAGGGCGTGACGGGTTTTTGAATGTGTGGCATTCGAACCGAGTCGGTAACTGTTGGTTTAGCGCGAAGCAAATCTGCTCGGCGACTACCGCGTATTCAGCATTCACGATAGTGCCTCCGGGAACTCGCTCCAAGTGCGTCCGTCGAGAACTCGCCCTGCCGCTTTTTTCCCGACTCGACCTAAAGTTAGGTTATCGTCGATGTCGTCGCACCAGATTGGCCGGCCGATATTCTCAAATTTGCCGCATTGGAATTCGACCGTCTCATATCTCGTTTGCTCGCAACTATCTGGAATGTCTGCATCACCAAATTGCGACCACGGTAACCATTCGCCCCATTGTTTGAAGAAGAACGGCACTTTGGCGCAGTCACACTGATTACGCAGGGATCGCGCCCAGTCCGGGTGCATCGGTCTCGCGTTCAGACCGGACTCACCTCCACAGATGACCCAGNGGATACCCTCAAGCGATTCGATGGAGTCAGCACCGTTGAAGGTCGGGTATTGCAGATCNACCGGACCGAGCAACGGCTCGCAACTCAAGAAACGGACCTTCGCAGGAATCTTGAGCAACTCTGGAATCCGTTTGTCGGCGGTTTCTTGGTCTTCGACCGATGTACCGACCCAAACGTTGTCGGGAATTCCTTCGCGCGTCCACAAGTAGCCTAGCGGTCCGTATTTGAGCACGTTTTCCGGTCGTTTCGTGAGCAGCAGGAAATCTAACTCTGGGTGATTGAGGATCGCTTTTCCGAGATCCTCGCGCAACCGACTAATGACTTCAAAGTTCGCATCGCCGCACGTTTCCGTGCCTTCGAAAGTGTCGCTCATTGACTGACAGAAAACTCGAAGTCGTCGCCCTTCTTCTTTGGCTCGCTTGCTGATCTTGTTCAGGGTCGAACGCCAAGACTTCACCTCAGTGCGAACACCCTTCGGTCCCCATGCGCCCTTTTTGTATCGCTGGTCGCTGAGTTGCTCGGCGTAGCAGAACTTGCAGCCGTCCGAAACCTTGGTACATCCCCACCACAGATTAAGGGTAGCGTCGCACCATTCGATGCTAGTTACCTCGGCCAATTGGCGACACCTCCCATAGGTAAATGAAGACCGTCGCGGCGATGCCAGCGACTGTCAGGAGGATGAATTCAATGTCGAGGCGGCGTAGTTTTTTCTTTGCTTGCATGTGCTCATCTCACGAAAATGATGTCCATGATTGAATTGCCGTTCATCAGGAACATCGCTTGAAGTTGCAGGCGTTCGGATGCGATCCTGTGGCACTCGGCGAAGGTCTTCGGGACCACTGCGCCGGATAGGCCATTGAGGGATCGCATGTACTCGTTTGCGGATTCTTCACGAGTGAAGACAGCGAGTCCGAGAACGCCCGTCATGGGGTCGGGGTCGATGCCGATTGTGTCAGCGCAGTTGCATGCGTAGACGTTCGGCGAAACTTCGATTAGGCAAAGCGTTTGCGGCCATCCGCGATCCTCTCCAAGATGGTCGATTGGTGACGGAGTAGAGAGTAC